GACAAGAGATTATTCGGAATTGGTAAAAAGATTTAAATAATGGCAATAGAGTTAGGAAAAGTTAATGTAACCGATTTAACACAGAATAATTATAAAATATTAGGAATTGGAATAAATAGAGTTTCTGATTCTAATGGTGTTTTTCCTGTTAACTATACAACCCTATCTCAAGCTAAAGATAATTTAAAAAATTTAATTTTAACAAAAAAGGGAGAACGATTACAACAACCTGAATTTGGTTGTGACATTTGGTTATTAGTTTTTGAACAAATTGACGGAGAAAATTTAGAGAATAGAATAGAATCGTCTATATTAGATGCCGTTCAAAGTTGGATACCAAACATTAATATAAATCAAATTATATTTGATTATGATAATAATGATATAGATAATAATAGGATTGCATTAGATATAAAATTTTCATTGATATCAAATCCTAATTTGACCGAAACAATACAAGTAAATGTAAATAATTAATAATGGCACTTAAACCTTTAGATAAAAGTTGGGGAAATCAAAATAAAAATTTTAATTATGTTGGTAAAGATTTTGCAACATTAAAACAAAATTTAATTGATTTTACTAAAACTTATTTTCCAGATTCATATTCTGATTTTAGTGAAGCTTCTCCTGGTTCTATTTTTATAGAACAGGCAGCTGCAATTGGAGATATGTTATCTTTTTATCAAGATACCCAATTAAAAGAATCAATACTATCATATGCAAGTGAAAAGAAAAATGTATTAGCTTTAGCACAATCAATGGGATATAAACCCAAATTAACATCACCAGCTGTAACTACACTAACTATATATCAAATAGTTCCAAGTATTGGAGTAGGAACGGCCAATAAACCAGACGATAGATTTTATCTTAAAATAAAAGATGGACTACAAATTGATTCTAATGACGGAGTAACTTTTAGAAGTACAGATGTGGTTGATTTTTCATTAGCAGACGGTAGAGAAATTGATGTATATGAGAGAGATACAAATACACAAGAACCATCTAGATATTTAATTACTAAAAAAGTAAAAGCAATATCTGCAACTGAAAAAACTACAACGATTTCATTTACTACAAATGATGTAGATTATCCAACGGCCACAATAGTTGATTCAAATATAATTGCAATAAATTCGGTTGTTGATGAAGATAATATAAAATATTATGAAGTACCTTATTTAGCTCAAGAAACTATTTTTGTAGAACAACCAAACACATCATATAATTCAAAACTATCAGAATATTCAAATACAGTACCATATATTTTAGAAGTACAAAAAGTACCTAGAAGGTTTTCTGTAAAGGTAAATTCTGATAATAGTATTGATTTACAATTTGGTAGTGGTGATGTTACTATGTCGGATGAAAGAATATTACCAAATCCAAAAAATGTAGGATTAGGATTGGCTAATTCGGTTAATAGATTAAATCAAGGCATTGACCCTTCTAATTTTTTAAAAACAAATACATTTGGAATAGCACCCACAAATACAACATTGACTATAAAATATTTAGTAGGTGGTGGTGTTGAATCAAATGTAAATACTGGTGATTTAAATAGAATTAGTAGAATTGAATTTGAAGAAGATTTGTTATCCTTAAGTGATACTGATTTGAGAATATATAATGATATAAAAAATACAGTAGCAGCTGAAAATTTAGAACCTGCAGTTGGTGGTAGAGGTGCGGAATCAATAGATGAAATTAGAAATAATGCAATTGCAATGTTTGGTTCTCAAAATAGAGCAGTAACTAGACAAGATTATATTGTAAGAGCTTTATCAATGCCCGAAAGATATGGTAGTGTTGCAAAAGTATATGTTAGTCCTGATGGTGAAGTTGACAATAATAGTCCTGCTTCAATACTTGCAAATCCAAAAAATATTGCTGAATTTACAAATTTAGTAGATGGATTAAAAACAAAATCTAAAACAGATATTCAAAAAGAATTGATTAAATATTTAACTCAAAAACAATCCAATGTTGCAGAAAATAATAATCCATTTGCAATTAATATGTATGTTTTAGGATATGATTTAAATAAAAATTTAACAAATTTAAACTTAGCCGTAAAACAAAATCTAAAAACATATTTAGGTGAATATCGTATGATAACAGACGCAGTAAATATGATTAATGGATTTATTATAAACATTGGTTGTGATTTTGAAATTATATGTTATTCAAATTTTAATAAAAGAGAAGTTATTACAAATTGTTTAAATCAATTGAAAGATTATTTTAATATAGATAATTGGACATTTAATAAACCAATAAACATTTCAGAAATAGAATTAATTCTTGCGAATGTAGAAGGAGTTATGAGTGTACCATCCGTTAAGATTTCAAATTTATGTAGTGAAGCTGGAACAAATTATTCACCAAATAAATATAATATTAAATTTCCTAACAAAGACATAAAAGGGAGGGCTTTATAATGCATAAATTTTTTACATCGTCATTTGACGCAAGTATATATCTTCAACAACCTGAACAAAACGCAGGTAGAGATGAAATATTAGAAGTAGGTAAACTTTACTATGGTTCTGTTATGGATGTAGCTAGAACTTTAATTAAATTTGATACAACACAGATTTCTGAAGTTGTTTTGGAAGAATCTGCATCGTTGAATAGTTTATTAAATTCAAATAGTGCATCCGTTTCCACAATATCATCTTCATGGTATACGGCAGTATCATCATCATTATATTGGTCATCATCATATAGTACTAGTTTATCAGTTACCAATAGTTTATCATCATCATATTCTGCATCTTGGAATAATTATGTAACACAATCTTTGGTAGTTTCCGCTTCATATAATTTAGAGTCGGCATCTTTAGCGTTGGGTATTTCAAACGGAGATTATGTGTTTAATTATAAAACATACTTAAATTTAAAATCAGCAAATTCGGAAGAGTTACCATTAGAATATTCAATTTATGCAAACGCAGTTTCTCAAAGTTGGACAATGGGAACTGGTACAAAATTTGATAATATAACATCCGATGGTGTGAGTTGGTATTACAGAGATGGTAGTTCTAAATGGTTGGATTTAACAAGTTCATATAGTCCCGGTTCGGATACAGGTTCAATAAAAAGTAGTGGCGGTGGTACTTGGTATACCGCATCTATGGCATGTCAGTCATTTAGTAATGAGCCAGATGATATTAGAATGGATATTACCAATATTGTAAATTTATGGGTTAGTGGTTCTTTACCAAACAATGGAATTATATTACATCATCACACATCGGCGTCAATCAGTACAGACAATGATGGTTTGGATTATGGTATTCTTAAATTTTTCTCAAAGGAAACGAATACAATATACGAACCTAAATTAGAATTAGTTTGGGATGATAGTTTATTCATAACAGGAAGTTTAACACCTGTAACAGGTTCGGCAAGCGATGACTATAAAGTTGTAGTTACCAATTTGAAAAATGAATATCCTTCAAACTCTAAAGTAAAAATAAGAGTTAAAGGTAGAGATATGTTTCCATATAAAACATTTGGAACAACATTTGGATATGACCAAGCAAAATATCTACCATCAGGTTCAACATATTATCAAATTGAAGATTATATAACAAACGAAATAATAGTCCCATTTGGTGATTATTCTAAATTAAGTTGTGATAGTACATCAAATTATTTCAATTTAGATACGTCAACATATGCAGCAGATAGGGTTTATAGATTAAAGATTAAAATTTTACAAAACGGAATAACCGACATAATAGATGATAAATTGACATTTAAAATAGTAGAATAATGGCATTAACATCTTTAGAAAATGCAACTGCAGTCCAATTACAAAAAAGGAAAGATGACCTAAATAAAATATTAACGGAATTGGGGTCACAGGCAATGGTGACAAACGATTATAATATAAACTATGTTTCCGATGCAAACGTAGCCAGTACATTGATATTTAATCCATTAGTTAACTCAAAATTTGATAATATAGAATTAGCTAAAGCAATAGATGTTGAAGTAACCGAATTAATACCAAACGTAAATAAATCAAAAAAAAATCTAATACCAAAAGATATATATGATACTGAGGTTCAAATTCAAAAAGATTTACAAATTGAATTAGACAATTTAAATTCTAATATACCTCTATTAAATAAAGAAATTGATGGTTTAGAAATTGAATTAGAAAAACAAATTAACGAACGTTTAAAAATAGAACAAACACAAGATGTATTACAAAATCAATTAAACACACTTACGGATTTAATTGAATTGTATTCAACAAAAATTGCACAAGTGGTACAAAAATCAACGGATGAATCAATATTAAGAACATCATTGGAATCACAAAACTCTGGGTTAAAAGCACAAATTGAAGGATTGATTAAACAAATAGAAACATTATATGCAATAATAAATGGATTATTAAATCAAATCGGTGCAGAAATTAGAATAACAAAAACACAAGTACTCCCAAGCTTACCTGGTCCGGGATCAGGTGGTGGCCAAGAAGGAGATAATCGTGATCCAGGCAATGAATTAAAAAAATATAAGTAAATTGAGTACACCATTAGAAAATATATCAGTAGTTCTTTCGGCTAAAAGAAAAAATGAATTAAATACAATACTAACTCAATCGGGTTCAAGTGCATCCACTAAAACCAATGCAGGCGTTACTATTGTAAATGATTCAAATATTGCATCTTCATTAGTATTTCAAAAATTACAATCACCGGCATATGATATTACGGAATTATTAAAATCAATTAATACAAGTGCAGTTGAAATAAATCCAAATATTCCAGAATCAAATACAAATTTTGTTCAAAAGCCAATATACGATAATCAATTATTAACAAATTCTAATATTAAAACTAAAATTAATGAAATTACTAAAATAGTAGACCAATTAATTTCAATTAAAGATGATTATAATTCTCAAATACAATTTGAAAAAACACAACAAACTTTAATAAAATCTTCAAATACTTTATTAGCAACTTCTATAAAAAGTTTAAAAAAAACAATTGAACAATTTAATGCCCAAATAGAAGAAGCTATTCAAAAATCATTATTGGAATCTATTAAAAGAACATCAATTGTGGCCCAAAATAGAGGGTTTTCAAAAGAAATTACTGCATTATTAAAACATGTTAATGCATTAAATTTATTAATACAAACAATAAATGTACAAATTGCAACCATTGAAACAAAAACACAAATAGAAGGAGAAGCCCGAGCCTTTGCAGCCGAAAAGAATGGTATAGTATTAAATTCTATATTAGTTGTTTATTGGGATGGATTTACTAGTGATGTAACTCAACCAAAATTTTATGGTTGGGGATATAATAATGATAGAAGAATGGACTGGGGAAATAGTCATGGCCGGTTGTATTTTAAAAATTTTGATAAAGAAAGTGTTAAAGTAAATCTATCAGCTACTTTTAATAAAAACAAAAACACACGAAATATATCTGGTGAAATTAATCAGGGCCCTAAATGGTTTGAATTTGGTGAAGCACCGGGAAATGTAAATACTAAATATCCAGTAGGAGGATTTCCAAATCCTGGCCTTGCAACTACTATTCCGGCCGAAACAGAAAAAACTATATACATGAAATTTAATCCTGAAGCATGTGACCCATGGGATTCAAAAGGCCCTAATGGTTTTTGGGGTGCAATTTCTAATACTACAACTTATTATGGTTGGATGCAAATTAGTTCAATAAGAGCTGATGGGTTTGTTGACACTATACCATTTCTAAATACTCAATTTGCACTAACAAAGTGGCATCAAAAAAGTAAAACTTACACAAATTCGGGTGGGTACAAAACAAGTCTTTAATTAATGAAATTAAATAAATAAAATGAGCATTAAAAAATATACAAACATTGAACAAATAAATCTTAATAAACAAAATGTAGGACAATTTATAGAAGATAAGGATTTATTTATTATTGCAAAAAATGAAACAGTTACATCTACTTTTGGTGATAATTCATATGATACAATGGAAGTGTCCGTTGTACAAAGGAAATTGCAATTGATGCTGAAAAATTATTAAATGATTTGGGGTTTACCAATGGAATTCTCAAACTTAATATAAATTTTGTTAGAAATAAAGTTGGAAATAACAATGAATTATCGCGAGTATGGATACAAGAAATATCTCCGTCAAGAGAAGAAATTCGTATTTTACCATTAAAAACAAAAAATGAAACAATAAATAAAATAACTAATTTAGAATTTACAAATTTAAAAAAACAATATAAAACATTTGCAAATGTAAAACAAAATATTAATTTACAAATTTCTACATTTGAAAATAGTTATTTAACTAAAATAGATGATTATTTGAATACACAATTTGGAACGGATTATTTGTTATATCTAAAAAAAGATTTTGGATTACAAAATTTTGATGATTATGTTAAAAAAATATATACGGATTTTAAATTGGCAGTAAATAATTATTTAACAAACAAAAAATATAATGTAGCTTTAAGTGATTTTGGTAAAGTTGATGTTGTTAGATTTATTGATTCAGAAATATATAAAACGGAAGATATTGAAAAAGAAATTAATTTAATATTAATGGCCTGTATTACAAAAAATCTACCGGATTTGAAACAAAGAACAATAGAAACTAAAACAATTGAAAAACAATAAATCAAATTAGTTTTACAAAAGTAGCAGGAGGTACTGGTACCAATTTACCTACACCTAAACCAAAAGGAACATTGATTACAACAATATGTAAAGGATTTGACCAATATGGAACATACGCAGATGGAAATGGTGGTACATATGATGAATTGATTCAGGTTAATTCTTTAACGTGTGGATATGTTAAACCTAGCCCTGGTGGTGGCACCGGAGGTGGAACTGGAGGTGGAGGTGGAACTGGAGGTGGTGGACGAGCTGAAGGTTCAAATCCTGAATTACGCCCTGACGGTAAAGGTGACACTAAATAAAAAACAATTTTTAATAAAGATATTTATAATAAATTAACACAATGGCTTTAACAAACTATGTAATAAATTTTGGTAGTAATTTTACTAGTGAATTGGGAACTCTTTTAACTTTAAATGTTGAAATCAGTAATTCATTGACCAAAACACCTTTAAAACCATTACTATTAAAAGATGGTAGCACTTTACCACAAAATATAGATTATAGTTTAATAAACAATGCCAAAATAATTTTATATTTAAGTGGTAATCTTCCCGAAGAATATGTTATTAAAAAAATATGTTATACCAATAAAGCTACATATGCAGCTGCAAAAACAGATTTAACAAAATGGTCAACTGCAAAGGTGGCCAGTATTAACTCTCCATTTGAAATAGATAAAAATATAATTATAACTGGAGAATTATATGTTGTTGTTATTTTAGAAAAAACAACGGTAAAAGCTCCTACAATAGTTTTAACCAATCCAAATAAAAAAATAGATATAAAAGTAAAGGATTCTGATTTAGAAAAAGAATTAATTATTAAATTTACAAAACCAAATACAGATTATGTAACGGTTTATCTTTCACCAAATAGAATTGTAAAAACAGAAGATACATTTGTAACTTTATATTATAAAAAGGATTTTGATGGAATATTGGGTAATAAAAAAATATTTTTAGTTCCAAGTTCGGATTCATATGGTGATGGAGTTCCTGTTGAATTAATAATAAATTGGATAGCTGAGGCCGATACACCATCTATGGTTGAAATAGACATCGTTGATACAATAGATGTTCCAAGTTTTTCTAATTTGGATATTAATTTTGAAATAGAATATAAAACCATAAATGCAACATCGGTTGATATATTTTTATTAGCAAAAGATTTAACCAAACTGCCATTAGTACAAAACCAAACTCCAAATGGTAAATTAAAATTAAATTTAAGAACTTTAGCTACTTCATATCCTAAGTGGAATGGTAATACTGACTTAACATTGGTTTTTAAACCATACAATAGGGGAGGACAAAAAATATTAGAGGGAACGGAGATATCGGCAACTACAAAAATAATATATCCAAATCTTAAATTAGATACCGAAAAAATTAAAAAATCAATTTATGATGGATTTTTAAACAAATTAGATTTTGTATTTGATAAAGAGGACAAATATTTAACACATATTGCTAATTTTGGAAATGATGAACAAATTATAATATCCTCTTGGGAAGAAGATGATTTTACACTTTCTAAAAAATCGGAAGATGAATTTGGTAATATAATTGTAAAACCAGAAGATATAGTAGAATCTACTATATTAAAATTATACAATCCACTTCCCGCATCTATTAATGAAAATACAACTTTATGGATTTCTAAATTATTAACAAATCCGTTAATAGAAACAATTATATTAAGTGAACAAGATGATATAAAATGTCCTCCTATAAAGGGCCCTAATTTTAGTGTAGAAGTTGACTTTGTAGTCGGCCAATCTACAAATTATGAATCGTTAGATAATTTAATATTAAGTGCATCGGTTTCTAGTTCGTCACAATTAGTTGCAACGTATTTAAGTTCATCTTTAATAGAAACCGATGATTTAAATATTCAATACGCAAACGTTAATTTTACAAGTTCACATAGTGGGTCGGAAATGTCAGGTACAGGTGAATATCTTTGGAATAATTTTGTACATTTTAGTTCTGCAAAAGAAAGAGTAGATAATTTTATATACAAAGTACAATT